CCCGCATCTCGGACATCACTGCCCTGTGCGACAAGCACGGCATGGCAGACCTGGGCCGGCAGCTGGTTGAGTCTGGTCGTTCAATCGACGAGGCTCGCGCTGCTGTGCTCGACAAGCTCAACATTCACCAGGAGACCGTGACCATGCAGGCCGCCGACCTTGGCCTTAGCGAGAAGGAGAGCCGCAGCTTCTCTTTCCTGCGCGCCATCAACTTCCTTGCTAACCCAACCGATCGCTCGGCCCGCGAGGCTGCTGCCTTCGAGATCGAAGCCTCCGAGGCTGCTGCGGCCAAACTCGGCCGTCAGTCACGCGGCATCACCATCCCCCAGGATGTGCTGCGCCGTGACCTGAACGTGGGCGCTGCCACCGCTGGCGGTAACCTCGTCGCCACCGAACTGGACGCCGGCAGCTTCATCGACCTGCTGCGCAATGCTTCCGCTCTCGATCAAGCTGGCGCCACCGTGCTGACCGGCCTGACCGGCAACGTTGCCATTCCCCGCCAGTCCGGTGCCGCCACCGCTTATTGGGTGGCTGAGAGCGGCTCGCCCACCGAGAGCCAGCAGACCGTGGATCAGGTCAGCCTGACCCCCAAAACGGTTGCTGCCTACACCGACTACAGCCGCCGCCTGATGCTGCAGTCCAGCATCGACGTGGAGAACATGGTCCGCAACGACCTGGCTCGCGTGCTTGCGCTCAAGATCGACGCTGCTGGCCTTTATGGCACCGGCAGCAACAGCGAACCCCTCGGCCTGAAGCTGACCACCGGCATCGGCACCGAGAACTTCGCCGCTGCAATCCCCACCTTCGCTGAGGTTGTGGCGCTCGAGAGCGACGTGGCAACTGCTAACGCACTGCTCGGCAGCCCTGTCTACCTGATGAACGCTGCCATGCGCGGCGGTCTGAAGACCAAGGCCAAAGACACCGGCTCCGGCCTGTTCGTGATGGAAGGCAACGAGGTCAATGGCTACCGCGGCGTGCTCTCCAATCAGGTTGAGTCCGGCGATCTGTGGTTCGGCAACTTCGCTGACCTGATCATCGGCTACTTCTCCGGCCTGGATCTGATGGTTGACCCCTACACCCACAGCACTTCCGGCACTGTGCGCGTGGTCGCCATGCAGGACGTGGACATCGCCGTTCGCCATCCTGAATCCTTCAGCCGCGGCAACGACACCCTCTGATCATGTTGATCAAGGTCCTACGGCAAACAATGCTGGCAGGGCAGGTGGCCAGAATCGGGGATGTCCTTGAGGCATCCCCCTCTGACGCCAAGTTCCTGATCGGTATTGGCAAAGCTGTGGAGGCCATCGCAGAGGTGGCCGATGTGGTTCAGGATTTGCCTGAACCGACCCGTAAACCAACAACCCCCAGACGGAGGGCTAAGTCATGACCATCCACAATCTCGGGTCCAAAACGGATCTGCTCGAAGTTCACAACAACGCAGTTGTCGGATCGACCGGCGCTGGCACCCCCGCCAACGTTGATCTGCTGGATTATGAAGGCGACGTTGCCTTCATCATCGACGCCGCTGCTGCCGGTTCTGGCGTCACCCTGACCGCCAAGATTCAGCACAGCAACACGACCACCAGCGGTGACTTCGTTGACGTGACTGGCGGCGGCTTCACCGCTGCTGCTGCTAACACCGCCTTCCAGGAGAAGATCTACCTGAACAGCAACGACCTGCGTCGTTATGTTCGCGTGCTCTTCACCGTCACCGGCGGCACCGGCACCGGCGCTGTTTCGGTGGTTGCTCTCGGCTCTAAGAAGTACAGCTGATGGCGCTGACGGAGGATCTCGGAATCTTCCTGGCAGACTTCGGCGTCAGTTGCACAGCTGGCGCCGTTACTGCCCTTGGCATCCTGGACATGCCGAGCCAAGTGCTGGCTAATGGCATGGTGCTCAGCACCGACTACACATTGACCGCCAAGGCTTCTGACTTCGGTACGCTGACCCGCGGCAGCTCAATCACAGTTGATGCTGTGGCCTACACCGTGCGCGAGGTCATGCTGATGGATGACGGCAAGATCGTTCAACTCGGGCTTCAAAAGACATGAGCACCATCGTCGGCGGCAACGCGGATCGTCCGCAGAACATCCACACGTTTGCCGCGATCACCGGCACGACTGGCTCGAGCGCTTCGATCGAGTGTGATGGCACCGTGATCACGACGTTCGACAAGATCACCGGCGGCCAGATCACCTACCACCTGCAGGGTTCCATGAATGGCACTGACTGGGCCAACATGGACGAGGCAAAGACAAAGGATGCGGGCAACTACATTCACACCTTTCACGGTTACGCGGTGCGTTATCTGCGGTTGGATGTGACCGCCAGCGGCGCCGGTCGTAGCATCACGATGACCGTCTGCTGCGACACATGACCACCCGTCGCGAGTCAATCCTGGCCGCTATTGCTTCGGCGCTGGTTGGCACCACCGGCGTCAGCACGCGCATCTATCGCAGCAGGGTGGAACCGCTCAGCAGGGGTGAAAGCCCGGCGCTGGTGATCGAGCCGATCAATGACACGGCCGAACAGAACACCAGCCTGCCGACGCTGGACTGGTCAATGACGGTGCGCATCGCGGTGATCGTGCGTGGCAATGTGCCGGATCAGATCGCTGATCCGATCGTTGAAAGCCTGCACGCCAAGCTGATGGCTGACCTAACGCTGGGCGGCTATGCGATCGACGTGCAACCGCAGGGCGTCAACTTTGAACTGGTAGAGGCTGATCAACCTGCTGGCGTGATCGGCTGCGACTACCTGGTTCGCTATCGCACCAGCGTCACGAATCTAGCCACGGCATAGTGGCTAGGATGGTGTTGATTATCAGGTATTGACCGATGCCGCTTCTGAGCCGTAAGCGCCTGATCCTGGCCAAAACTGAGGCTTCCTACGGAACCGACAGCAGCCCGGCCGGCACTGATGCGATCCTGGTGCGTGAGCTTGAGATCACGCCACTTCAGAGCGATACCGTTGATCGCGAGCTGATCCGCCCGTACCTTGGCGCATCGCAACAGCTGCTGGCCAACACCCGCGTCGAGGTCACGTTCCAGGTTGAGATGGCGGGCAGCGGCAGCGCTGGCACGGCGCCCGCATTCGGTCGGGTGATCCAGGCCTGCGGATTCAGCGCGACCACGACAGCCGCAGCAGTCACCGGCACTGCACAGGCCGGCTCGGCTGGCAGCATCACGCTCGCTGCTGGCGCAAGCGCAACGGACGACATCTACAACGGCATGGTGATTTCGATCACCAGCGGCACTGGCAGCGGATCGAGCGGCATCATCACCGATTATGTCGGCAGCACCAAGGTTGCAACCGTTCAGAAGACCACTGCTACATTCACGCCCGACAACACCAGCGTCTACAGCATCGCCGCCAACGTGGCTTACAAGCCAGTCAGTGACACGTTCAGCAGCGTGAGCATCTACTACAACATCGACGGTGTGCTGCACAAGGTCACCGGCTGCCGCGGCACCTTCACGATCAATGGTCAAGTTGGCGAGATCCCGACTCTCGAGTTCACGATGACCGGGATCTACAACGCTCCCACCGATACGGCCGCCCCTGCTGCTACCTACAGCAACCAGGCGGTACCGGTCATCTTCAAGAACGGCAACACAACCAACTTCCAGCTGCTGAGCTACGCCGGCTGCCTGCAGTCGGTCGAACTTGACATGGGCAACGAGGTGACCTATCGCGAACTGGTGGGCTGCTCCAAAGAGGTGCTGATCACCAACCGCGCCGTCACCGGCACTGTCGTGCTCGAGGCGCCTACGATCGCCAGCAAGGATTACTTCACGGCCGCGCTGTCTGATTCATCGCTTGGCAATCTCACGCTGAAGCATGGCCAGACGGCCGGCAACATCGTCACGCTCACCAGTTCGACGATCGACATCGGTGATGTGAGCTACGAAGATCAGGACGGCATCCACATGCTGTCGATCCCAGTGGTTGCAGTTCCGGGCAGCACCGGCAATGATGAGATGATTCTGGTCTTCACCTGATCGCTGCATGGCATTCGTTCTCAAGCAATCCGCCACCTACTCATGGCCGGTGCCTTTCAAGGTGCCGACCGATGGCGGCAAATACGAGAAGCAGACCTTTGATGCGGAGTTCAAGCGGCTGCCGCAGTCAAGGATCAACGAGATCCAGACAGAGGTGCAGGACCGACTGAGGGCGGCGCAAAAGGGCGAAGCATTCGAGAGCGACATCTCAGACATCTCGATTGCTGATGAAGTCCTAGCCGGCTGGACCGGGGTCGTTGATGACGAGGGTGAGGAGGTGCCATTCAGCGCCACCAGCAAAGCTCAGCTGCTCAACATCCCCGGCCTGGCCGGTTCGATCATTGAGGCGTACTTTGAAAGCGTCGCCGGCAAGAAACTAAAAAACTGACCGAGGCTGCGCGATACTGGATCAAGGGTGGCGTCATTGACAACACCGCTGACGACGCTGCAGCCTTCGGCATTGATCTCAATCTGCCACCAGAGCCGGAGCACTTTGAGGTTGAACCGGAGGCATGGCCTGCTGTGCAGATGTTCCTGAGGTGCCAGACGCAATGGCGAAGCGGGCCGACCGGGGTGATCGGGCTTGATTACCTTGCGCTGGATCTAGCGTTTAGACTGTATGGAGCAGAGGACCCCGCCGCCATGCTGGAGGACATCCAGGTGATTGAGGGCGAGGTGCTGATGGCTGCGCAGAAGGGGGCCAAATAAATGGCGCTGAACATGGATGCGGCCGTCCGGGTCAAGGCCAGCGTTGACGGACTGGGCGAGATCAACAGCCTGAACAAAGCGCTTGGCAACACTGAACGGCAAGCCAATGAAACAGGCGGTGCGCTAGGGCGGATCAAGGGCGTGGCCGGCGGACTGACTAACGCGTTAGGTGCGCTGGTGCCTGCAGCAGGCATTGCAGGCATCGCGGCGCTAGGCAAGCGCGCGATTGATGCGGCCGACAACCTGAACGATCTCAGCCAACGCACGGGCGTCGCGGTGCCGATCCTGAGCAAGTTTGGCGCAGCGGCGAAGGACAGTGGCAGCAGTATTGAAGAAGTCGCCAAAGCGATGGGCAAACTGGCCAAAGGCATCGTCGACCCAGCGTCGAAGGCGAACGAAGCACTGCGTTCGATTGGCATCAGTTCAACTGATGCGGCGGGCAAGGTGCGAAGCATGGACGCGATCATGCTCGATGTTGCAGACAAGTTCTCAAAGATGCCCGATGGCGCGCAGAAGACAGCGCTGGCCATGGAACTATTCGGCAGATCTGGGGCCAACCTGATTCCCATGCTCAACCAGGGCCGCGGCGCTCTCGGGCAATACGCGTCAACGATCGACACCGAGATGGCGCAGGCGGCTGACAAGTTCAATGATGCGCTGAACGGCATCGCTCGATCAGTGGCCGGCCCATTCAATCAAGCGATTACCGCTCTGCTGCCATTCATCACACAACTGGCCCAAGGCATCGCGGGTCTTGCGCAATGGTTCAGCGGTTTGCCGGCTCCGCTTCAAGGCATCATCTTCGCGGTTGGCGCGCTGACTGCAGCGTTCGTGTTGTTGGCACCAGCGATCAGCGCGATCATCTCGATCGGTGGTGCCTTGGCCGGTGTGTTTGCAGGTGGTGCCATTTTCACGACGATCGGATCCGCAATCGGCGCGGTGATTCCTGTGATCACTGCTATCGGCGGTGCGCTCAGCGGCCTGCTGCCAATTCTTGCGGCTGTGTTCACCGGCCCGGTTGGCTGGATTGCCCTGCTAGTGGCCGCAGGCGTGGCGATCTATGCCTTCCGTGATCAGATCGGCGCGGCATTCAGGGTGATTGGCGAGATTCTTCAATCAGCGGCGCAGGGCTTTAAGTCGATCTTCATTGATCCAATCACCCGCAGCCTGAGCGCCATGGCCCAAGGCATCGGCCAGCTGTTCCAGACGCTTGGCGGGATGCTGTCGCGGCCATTCGAGGCAGCTGCTGGCGTTATCCGTGGCATTGTGAACGGCGTCATCGGCGGCATTGAAAACGCGATTAACGGCGCCATCGGCGGCATCAACCAGCTGATCGCTGCAGCCAACCGCGCGCTGGCCGTGTTGCAGCTGCCACAGATCCCATTCTTTCCTGGCGTGAGCTTGCCGCGGTTTGCTGATGGTGGCGTGGTGAACGGCCCGACGATGGCGCTCGTGGGCGAAGGCGGAGAGCCTGAGTACATCGTGCCGCAGTCGAAAGCCGGCGGCTTTGCAGCCAACTGGATGGCTGGCCGTCGTGGCGCTTCTGCTATCCCGCGGTTTGCAGAGGGCGGCGTGGTGATGCCCAGCTCGGCTCGGGTCAGCATTCAAACCGGCCCGGTCACACAGATGAATGGCACCAACTACGTCACCACACAAGACATGAGCCGCGCTGTGCAGGCCGGCGTGAATCAGACGCTTGCCATGCTGCGCAACGACATGGGCACACGTCGAGCAGTGGGGCTGGCCTGATGGGCTACTACGACATCATGTGCTTTCTTGAGTATTACGCCGATCGGGCCAACGTCATGTCTGGCGGCCTGCGAGCACCGACACGGCAATGGCAGAACTTCTATCAAGTAGCGCAGCCGTTGACGATCGACACCGACGTGGCGGGAACCTACAGCTATCTGGCGTTCGACGTGAGCGGTTTTGGGTCAACCGATGCCGGATCGGTCAACGACCTGTCGATCGTGTTGGCAGCGGTGGGTGATGTGGTCGATCTGACTGATGCGGCCATCAATGGTGACACGCTTGTGATCGCATCGCTGGTGATTCAAGATCCAGGCGAAGATTCTTTCGATGCCACAAGCGCGCAGATCGTCAGCCGATACATCGGCAGCATTCAATCGGCAAGCCTGAACGACACGACAGTCTCGTGGACGGTCAACCCTGCGATCGACAAACTCAAAGCGCAGATCCCGAGCCGCAAGGTCTCATCGGATTTGATCGGTAGGTTCACGGGGCGATGAAGGATCGGTTGATCGCCATGAATCTCACCGTCACCTGCGGGGACGGTAGCACGCATTCTGGCGTGACGTTGACCCTGCGCGATGGCAAGCGCGTCTATGAACTGCCAAGCGGTGAGAAACTATGCGTCGACAAGGTCGATGGCGGCGTCTTTCTGGTCTCAGCCATTGAGGCAACGATGGTCACCTGCTACTGCCCGATGGAGGAGCCATGAGCGAAGAGATCATCAGGCACATTCAATGGAATGAACCGGGCTACTTCAAAGCCCTAGCCGATCATCAGGCGCAGATTTCTAAGTGGCAGGATGAACAGGTCTGGGGTCAGATCAGGCGCAATCTGGCCGAGACGCAAAAGCAGAAAGAAGCACTGCTGGCGCCAGCCCCATCTCCTCCGGTTGCACCCCTGCCGCCGCCACCAGCGCCGATGCCGGCCACGCTGGCGCCTGAAGGCATCACCACATTTCAGGCGCCGCCGCAGCCCAAGGCGCGGCCAGCGCGTGCTGGGTCAAAGCTCGATGATTCATTGCTCACCAGCAAAAAACCATCATCTGACCTAGACAAAGCGCAGCGGATCGCAACGCCAGGCGAAACGATTCCGATTGTATTCGGCAAACGGGTAAGCGATGTCGGTGGCGTGTGGCTACAGCCGCCCATGGTCAAGGCTGGAACTGAACAGTTCGTCGGCAGTTTCCTCTACACAATCAGCCAGGGCGAGATTGTCGCCAGCCCTGAAAAGCATCGGACCTTTGTCGGCCTGCGCAACGTGGCGTTCCTGCCAGATCAAACGATCACCCTGGCGCATGACTACGCCAGCGCGGCCACGCTTGCATCGGCTCCTGATGTGTGCCCAATCGGTGGCAGCACGCTGTATTGCGGGATTGAAACATTTTCTTATCTACAGCAGCTGTTTAAGGCAGAGGTAGGGTTCGTTCGCACTGATTCCAACGCTATTGATTCGGGCGTCTATTCAGGGTTCCGAATCATCACAAGAGGCACAGGGGACACAAGCAACACCGTCTTCAGTTACACCGCCGCAGACATTCAGGTATTCAATTCAGATAGCGGCGCTGATGTCACTGCTGCATGGCTTGCTTTTACTGGCTATTCTCCAGGTCTTATTTTTCTGGAGAATTACAACTCATCAACCGGTGGCGGACGAACGGTCGGAACAATTCTTGATGGCATTGCATTGTTTGGATACATTGAACTTGGTGCTAGCGGCATTGGCGCGGCGCTTGGCATACCAGCAGGAGCACGGCCAATCTTTCAAAGCACAGTTGCAACAGTCAATACTCAATACAACCCATCACTGCCGGCCAGCACCGGCACCCTGATAGGCACTCAATACGAGATCATTCAGACCCCATACGCTGACCCTGCTATCACGCCAACCGCTGATAACTCAGCCTATGCGGACATCACATTCTTACGCGTTGACGGCGACATCTACGACCCGCCTAGCGAGGGATCTTTCCCGACCACGACAAAGCAGCTGTTCATCTTCTACGACGAAGGCGTCGAGGTCGATCTCTACAGCGGCGGCCTGGTAGGCGGCGTCTACCCAACTGGCGCCAGCAATCAGGTCATTGATCTAGTGATGTACCTGTTCACGATCTACAAGCGCGCTGCCGGCGCTGCAACCGCAGCGATCGCTGCGCCGATCTACACCGGCAACATGACCGACATCGCTGCATTCTGCGATGAATACAACCTGCACTACAACGGCATCCTCGATGAGTCAGTCAATCTGATCGAGTTCGCGTCAGCCATTGCGCCGTTCTTCCTGCTGTCCTTCCTGTCTGTTGGTGGCCAGTATCGCTTCGAACCGATCCTGCCGTTGAACAACAGCGATCAGATTGACGTGACAGCGCTGACACCTGCCGAGACGTTCGATGAATCGAACATTCTGCCGGGCAGTTTCGGCAAGGCATACAAGCCCGTCGCGGATCGGCAGGACTTCATCGCCGTGATGCTTTGGCGCGAAAGCAACCCAAGCCAGGTCGGGATTCAGCGCACCGTGCAGGTGGCATACACAACCACATCACGCGACGCACCGGTGCAACAGTTTGACCTAACAGACTTCTGCTGCGACCCTAATCACGCCGCCATGTACGGCAAGTATGAACTTGCCCGGCGCAAGCATTCAACCCATACAGTCAGCTTCCAGACTTCGCTGGTTGTGACGGACCTAAAGCCGACCGACGTGATCAAGCTCGAGCGGCAACGGATCAGCAGCAAAGGCGACAACCGCGCAGAGGTTGAGTGGTATCAGATCACCAGCATCAGCTACGTCAGCGATGGCACCAGCGAGATCAACGCTGAGCACTTCCCCGTCGACAACAGCGACATTGCAGTGATCAGTGATGAAGTGTTGAATGGATCGTTCCGGGTGTTGTCATGACCACATTCCCCGCCATTGAACCAGCAACCCGCCAGATCAGCTTCGGTGATTATCCGCAGCTGAATCATGATGGCGTCAGTGGCGTGGGTGTCAGGTTCCTACAGGGCACCGATCGCGTGGCGCAGGTGCTCAGCCTTCGATGGCTTTACCTGAGCGAGTCGCAGATGTATCAGATCCTCAATCACTACATCGGGCAAGAGGGCACCATGCTGTCCTTTGATCTGCCGGCCATCATCTGGTCAGGATTCACCACACCGCCAATCGGCGTTGAGTATGAATGGCGTTACGCCGATCAAGTGGACGTTGAGCAGGCTGCACCACTTTCCTACAATGTGGGTGTGCAGCTCGTGTCCGTGCTGTTGGCACCATGAATCTGTTCCCGTCGCTGGTGCCATCGACTCGCCTTTATGTGCCGGGTGATTTGCCGCAGTCGCGGATGCAGTCACTCAGCGGCGTTGATGCCAGCTTCAGGCGCGGCAACCGCCGCATCGGGCAAGCGCTGAACTTGACGTTCACCAACCTGCAAGAGGCGGACCTGAACCTGCTGACGCAGCACTACATCGCCGTGCAGGGCAGTTTCGATCGGTTCTTTCTGTCGGGCGAGGTGTGGTCTGGGCTGGCCACGCCGCCGGTGCCATTGGTCAGTGATTACACCTGGCGCTATGCATCACCGATGCTCGTCAGTCATGCGTCATGCGGCCGATACAACGTCGAGGTTGAACTGATCACCGAGCCGGTCGATCTTGGCGATCTTGTGTTCGACGGCAGCGTCGCTGATCCTGTTACCCCGGCGCGGCTTTACATCGTCGACGCATTGACGGCTGCGGCCGCCCCGGCCAGGTCGCTTATCATCGAGGCAGGAGGTGCCGCATGACCACAACGCTGCTGGCGTTTCAGAAGCAACGCCGCGACACCGCCGCCAACTGGACATCAGTTAACCCGACGCTGCTGGCCGGTGAGATCGGCATTGAGTCAGACACCAACAAGTGGAAGGTTGGCGATGGCACAACGGCATGGGCCAGCCTTGGGTACATCCCCGGCCTGTCGATCAGCGCTTATCCGCTGGTCAATGCTGACATCGCCAGCAACGCCGAGATCGCCGTCAGCAAGCTGGCTGATGGCACACCCCGGCAGCTGCTGCAGACCGATGCAGCCGGGACCGGTGTCGAGTGGGCCAGCAACATTGATGTCCCCGGCACGCTTGACGTAACCGGTGCGGCGACGTTCGACAACGGCGTCACGATTCAGGGCGACCTGACGGTCAACGGCACCACGACCACGATCGACACGCAGCACCTGATCGTTGAAGACAAGAACGTCGTCATTGGTCAGGTCACAACGCCGACCGATGTAACCGCCGACGGTGGCGGCATCACGCTCAAGGGCAGCACCGACAAGACAATCAACTGGGTTGACGCCACTGATGCGTGGACATTCAGCGAGCACGTCAACATCGCCAGCACCAAGGAATACCGCATTGCTGGCGCCAAGGTGCTCGATGCCACCAGCCTTGGCAGCGGCGTCACCGGCAGCAGCCTGACCAGCGTCGGCACCATCGGCACTGGCACATGGCAGGGCAGCACAATCGGCACCGGCTACGGCGGCACCGGTCAGACCACCTACACCGACGGCCAGCTGCTAATCGGCAACAGCACCGGCAACACGCTGACAAAGGCCACGCTGACAGCCGGCACCGGCATCACGATCACAAACGGCAACGGCAGCATCTCGATCGCCGGCACCGGTGGCACGGTCACAGCCGTCACCGCCAGCAGCCCATTGGCCAGCAGCGGTGGCACAACGCCGGACATCAGCATCCAAGACGGCACTACAGCCCAGAAGGGCGCCGTTCAGCTTGAGGACTCAACCAGCAGCACCAGCACCACCAAGGCGGCCACGCCGAACGCGGTTAAGAGCGCCTACGACCTAGCTAATGCTGCGCTGCCCAAGGCTGGCGGCACCATCACTGGTGATGTGCTGCTCGACAATCAGTCTGATCTGCGGTTCGGTGAGGCGACAGGCCACGGCGGCAACTGGGTTGCATTTCAAGGGGCGGCCACGATCGCGGCAAATGTCACATGGACACTGCCTGCTGCCGATGGCACCAGCGGTCAGCTGCTCAGCACCAACGGCAGCGGCACATTGAGCTGGGCTTCGGACACTGGCGCGATTATCGTAGATGGTGGAAACTTCGCCAATGGATCGTCAACAGTATCCACGGCGGCGACCTTTGACGGCGGAGACTTCACCTAATGCCAACACCTGCAACGCGCACGCCGGTCCGCATCGCCCGCGGCACTTACAGCAACCTGAACAGCAGCATCGCTGACCTGCTGGAAGGCGAGATCTGCTACGCCACGGATCAGAACAAGGTCTACGTCATCGAGGGCGGTGCGCTCACTGAGCTGGCGTTCCTTGACTCCGCAGACATCGGCGTCAGCGTGCAGGGCTACGACGCCGACACGGCCAAGACAGACGTGGCACAGACGTTCACAGCGGTGCAGACGCTGACCGATCCTGCCATCATCGGTACGATCGTTGAGGACGTATACACCATCACCGATGGCGCTGCGTTTGAGGTTGACCCCGGCAACGGCAGTGTGCAGCTCATCACGCTTGGTGCCAACCGCACCCCCAAAGCAACCAACTTCGCTGCGGGCGAAGCGGTGACGTTGATGGTAAATGATGGCACGGCTTATACGTTGACTTGGACCGATGCTACCTGGGGGAGCGGTGGCGTCACATGGGTTGGTGGAAGCGCACCAACGCTTGAAACCAGCGGATACACCGTTATTCAGTTTTGGAAGGTCAGCAGTACCATTTATGGCGCATTGGTGGGAGGTGTGGCATGAGGATTCCACATGGTTTACGAGCTGTTGCTGGACGCAGCGTAGTGAATCCGCGCGATTTTTTTGACGTGAAGCTGTATACGGGCAATGGCAGCACGCAGACGATTTCGGGGTTAGGTTTTAGCCCGGACTTGGTGTGGATTAAAAGTCGCAGCTTTGCGGAAAGTCATCGAATACTTGACAAAATCAGAACAGCCACAAAGGTTCTTTACTCTGATTTGACAAATGCAGAGGGAACCGACTCAACTGGTCTGACTGCTTTTAATTCCGACGGCTTTACTCTTGGCAGCAGCACTGCCTATAACCAAAGCAGCAGCACCTTTGTCGCTTGGGCCTGGGACGCCGGAAGCTCCACCGTCACGAACACACAAGGCTCCATCACTTCTACGGTCAGTGTTCGTGCCAACGCCACGGCGGGGTTCAGCGTGGTGACATATACGGGCACAGCTACAAATTGCACGGTTGGTCATGGCTTAGGTGTTGCCCCTGACATCCTTATTGCAAAACGTAGAGATTCTAGTGGTGCTTGGTACGTTTACCATAGAACGCTCGGTGATCTTACTAGACTGCAGTTAAACGAAACATCAGCGGCAACAGTTGGTACCAGTTTTTGGAACAGCACTAACCCAACATCGACAGTATTTTCAATCGGTTCAGACTCGCAAATCAATGCAAATGGTGGCACGTTTGTTGTGTACGCCTTCGCCCCAGTAGTCGGGTACTCTAGTTTTGGCAGCTACACCGGCAATGGAAGTGCAACGGGGCCCGTCATTTCTGGCCTAGGGTTTGAGCCTTATTTTGTGATGATTAAAGCATCCAGCAGGACGGGCGATTGGTTTATGTATGATGCAATACGATCTATCTCAAACCCACGCACCGACAAACTTAAGGCAAACTCAAGTGCAGCTGAGGATACAGCCGGAGAGGATATTGATTTTCAATCAGATGGTTTTCAAATTAAGAACACTGATACCGGCTTAAATGAAAATGCTGCAACATATATTTATGCAGCATTTGCATAGGATTCACCTTAATCCGAGCTAAAACCATGTACGTCCTCGCCCCCAATCAGACCGTCGAGATTTTCCCCTACTCAATCGGCGCTCTGAGACGCGACAATCCCAATACCAGCTTCCCTCGCAATCCATCGGATGCGGTGCTGACAGATTGGAATGTGTTCCCAGTGGTTGAGCAATCACCGCCGACCTACAATCCAGCCAATCAAAACCTCAACCAGCTGAACCCGATGCTGGTCGATGGTGAATGGCTGCAAACTTGGCAAGTCACTGACGCCACGCCCGAACAAATTACTGAACGCACGAACGCCAAGGCTGCTGATGTCCGATCCGACCGCAACAAGCGTCTGGCCGACTGCGACTGGACGCAGCTGCCCGATGCTCCTGTCGATCATCAGGTCTGGGCAGCTTACCGCCAAGCCCTGCGGGATGTAACCACTCAAGCGGGTTTCCCATGGGATGTGCAATGGCCTGATGAACCCTGATGGCCGTCAAAGCCAAGACTGGCGCCGCCCGGATTGACCACCAACCCGGGCCACCCAAGACCACCAGCATCGGCCACGGCCAGAACAGCCGGCCCCGCCGCCGCGGCAAGAAACCTCGCCGCGGGCAGGGGCGCTAACCTAGGTGCATGATCGAGCTGATCGCTGCTGTTGCTGGGGCATCCATCAGCGTGGCTGCGATGGGCGCGATGGGCTTCAGCAAGCGCAACGATGAAGCGCGTGATGCAGTGATCAGGCTCACCGCTGCCGTCGAGCACATCGCCACCCAACTCGAGGTGCTCCACGGTGACATCCGCGCGGATCGACAGGAAACCTTCAAGCGGCTGAATGGCGTCGAGCAGCGCGTGGCTACCCTTGAAGCACGCCCCCACCGCTGACCATGGACGCGCAAACCGTCGCCGTCATCGCCATCATCCTCGCCGCTGGTAGCGAGATCATCGCGCTGACCCCGCTCAAGTCCAATAGCTGGATCCAGCTGCTGCTGCAGGCACTACGCCTGATGTTCCCCAAGCGTGGCTAAAGCACCGATCAAACCAAGCGACCTGTTCCGCTACTGGAAAGGGCTGCCGCATCAGATGGCGGCGATCGTTGAATTGGAAGCGGAGCTGTTAAAGGTTGCACCGGATCTGTTCAATAGAGACCAGTCGTGGTTCCAAACATGGAGTCAAGACGGCAAGCAGGCTGACCTGGGCGCAGCGCTGCAGCTGATCCAGCAGTTTGAGGGCTGTCACCTTGAGGCTTACCCTGATCCGCTGAGCGGCGGCGACCCGTGGACTATCGGCTGGGGCACCACGCGCTACAGCGACGGCCGCAAGGTGCAGAAGGGTGACAAGATCAACCGGGTCGAAGCCGACATGCTGCTGCGCAGCGAGGTCGATCGCATCGCTGAGAAGCTGCGCGCGACCGTGCCGTTCTGGGTGGCGATGAGCGATCAGCAGAAGTGCGCGCTGATTTCGTTCGCCTACAACCTGGGCAGTGGCTTCTACTCTGCGCCGGGCTTTGAAACCCTGAGCAAGCGGCTGAAGGCGAAGGAGTGGGCCAAGGTGCCTGAGGCGCTGCAGCTGTACCGCAACCCTGGCACCAACGTCGAGCCCGGTCTGCGGCGCCGCAGAGAGGCCGAGGGCCGCCTGTGGGGCGTGGCTGAGCAAGAGCGGCAACCGGCCAAGCTGACGCCCGCCAGCCCGTTCTCAGCGCACATCACGCCGCACATACGGCTGGGCGAGTTTGCCCTTGAACAGGAGGCGCGCAGGTTCGACCACCAGCACCAGGTCGACACAGCCGCCGAGCTGGCCGCGTTCCTCGAGCGGGTGCGTGGCGCGTTCGGTGGTAAGCCGATCGTGATCACGTCGGGATTCAGGCCGCCGGCCATCAACCGGCAGGTGGGCGGGGCGTCAGGCAGCGAGCATCTTTACGACGCGCCCGGCGTGGGTGCTGTGGACTTCTTCGTGCATGGCGCGGACATTTACGCGATCCAGGACTGGTGCGACAAGAACTGGCCCTATAGCGTCGGCTACGGCGCGCCGAAGGGATTTGTTCACCTCGGCATCCGCAAGGGCAAACCTAAGGCGCGCTGGCCGTATTAAGCGGCCAGTCGAAGCAAACGGGCGTGAGCCTTGTTTTCTGAATCGGTGACCCATTCCAAATTGTCTACCCGATTATTGGTTGGATCTCCATCAATGTGGTTGACCTGCGGTTTGCAGTCAGGGTTTGGGATAAATGCTTCCGCAACCAAACGATGAACTTTTACCATTTTTTGCTGCATTGGCGCAGGCTTAAGGTTGTAAACCAAATAACGCCTGTTATTACCGGCCTTGCAACGCGATGGTTTTAATATCCGTGGGGTGCGCCGAGCAAAGCTGATGCAGCGACCCCAATTACTGATCACATAAAAGCCCTGAAAACCCGGCACGGGCTGCCATACTTCTTGCATCGCCTGGTGATTGCAGGTGGTCACGCTCTAGGGGCTGCAACCCGCTAGAGCACCTCAATCTTAGCTGTATTGAACCGCGCGATCCGGCCCGGCGCTTCGGCCGGATCATCAAGCGGGATCATGCGGTAGTCGTCGATGCCGTGGCTTTCAGCGAAGTGCTGCGCCGCGATGTGGGTCGGGAACGGCCCGATGTGCCACGGGCCGGTGTGGAGGATGTAGGTCATGAAGTTGCGTGATTTAATTCAGATGCCAGTTGCCGCAGCTCGCAGGCGAGCATGTAGCGACGACCTTGATGCGTCTCGTGCAGGCAGTGCTCGGATAGAACTTTGAGCACTATCGCGGCGATTTCTCTTGAGTAGCATTCTGGATTGATTTCGTAGCTCATTGCGGCATTAAGTACCGCTTGAGCCGTAGGTGACAAATTAGTCATTGATTGGCCAAGCAGCACTGATTTGCATTGCCTCGGCTTCAAGTTGGCGCAGGCAATCGCTAAAACCAACCTGCCAAGATGTCTCTGGATCGCGTTGTGCGTCATAGCGTCGGTGCTGATAGATCAACGCTTCAGCCACGGCACCAAAGGTGTCTGGTGTTAGTCCGCATGATGCGAGCATGGCGGCGGTTTCTTTGTAGTTCATGGATTAATAACAAAGGTGTTTGTGGATCACCAACCGCAGCTGGTGATCCGATAGCGGCGGCTCAGGCGTGGTTGCTGATGAAGATGAAAACCTCGTTCAGAGTCCAGAGGTTGACCTGAGTGTGGGTGGCCCCAAGCTTGAGAGCTTTGAAGCGGAGAGCCATTTCGGCCTTGAGCTGCTGATCGGTGGTGGCGGTGAAGGTGGTCATCGGAGTGGGTGGCTGTCGATGAACTAACAATACACCACTGGCAGCGCATAATGCGCGATCAGGGCGGCCCGTTCACAATCCGTCACACGGCCCGATCCAGTCGCGCCCGCTACCGTTGGGGCAAGCGGCGGCGATCCAATGCGGGCCTTCATCGTCGAAGTCTCCGCCACCGTCGTGATCCGCTCCGACGCTGCCCCGGAGGACCTGCCGGCTGATGTCTACAGCCGGATCGCTGAGCACATCCACGACGACGACGACATCCTGAGCCTTGAGGTTCAGGCAATGCCCCTGCCGCCGAACCTCAGTGGACAAGGCGCACATTGACGGAACCCGCCTGGTCACCCGTCGCTCGGCGCGCGATCAGGTGCTGCTCGCATGGTCCTATCGCTGCGCATACTGCGGCGATGACCTGGGTCGATCGCCAACGCTCGACCATGTGGTGCCCAAGGTGCACGGCGGCCTGACGGTGCGCGCCAACCTCGTTGCGTGCTGCCTCAGCTGCAACAGCCGCAAGGGCCACAAGCCCTGGCTTGACTGGTATCGCCAGCAGGACTTCCACACCGAGCTGGGAGAGTGGGCCGTGGCCCGATGGATCACGGGAGGATCCGACTCAGCAGCAGAATGACCAGCACGCAGATCACCCAATACATCACGGCCAGGTAAGCAATCTCGGGCAGCGTCATCGGGCTAGCAGGTGGTCGAGATACATCTCAGCCTGCCACAGGTCGCTCGAGTAGCGGCACATCCCGTGCGCGCAGCTGCGGTAGTACAGCTCGCCGCCGCCTTCAGGTTGCAACGTCTCGATCCATCCGCCGTCGCGATCAGTACGGCTCAGCACTTCCGGCGCGCTCATGGCGATGGATCCAGTCCTTCAGCTCGACCACATACTGCCGCAGGTACTCAGCTCGATGCAGGTGCCACGCGTCACCTGTCGTGAACCACAGACTGTTGTGGCGGTCGATGCCATCAAGGCATTGCTTGATCAGCGGGCACCACGGTTCACGCGTGGCTGTTACCCATTCGCGCGACATGGCTGGAACATCTCGCACCGGGGCGCATAGCGGCCGCCGCTTCGCTTCGATTCTGGCAGCCCCAGATCGCACCGCTGCCGGCGCATATCCCACTGCAGACAATCCCAGCACATCCGGGGCGCATCAGCGGGCCGCATAGATGCAACTGCCATCTTGTAGACCGATTGCGCGCGGATCAGCGCATCAGGCAAGTGGACCGTGCCAGTGTCGGCCTTGATCTGCAACTCAGGCCGCGGCCCCAGCACAACATGGGCCCACCAGTTGCGAGAGGAGCAGCTGCACACCAGCAGCAGGCGGCCGGCGTGCAGGCTGATCATTCGCGTTCGCCGTAACTCGGCGCGTGGTACAGCCGCTCAAGCAACATGCTCGCCGGCTCGTCGTCGTCATCGTCGGGCAGGTCCAGCAGGGTGCTGATCATCGCCCTGGCCACTTCATCGCCGGGCTGCGCCGACCAGCTGATCACGGTGCTCGCGGCTGGCTTTGCGATCACCAGCCCGAGCCGCGGGCTCTGATGCAGCAGCCGCAGCGCCCAGCGTTCGAGCCAGTTCAGGTGTGTCTGCTTCATGACTCCATGGTGCCAAGGAGTCTGGCGACATACCACTGTGCCTTTCTTAACGATTCTGGGTCTTTGTGCTGCTCGCGCCAGACGTACTTGAGCACGTTGCCCTTGCAGAATCCCCGGAACTCCTCCGGTGTTAGCGCGGCCTGGATGGCGTCGATGCACTCGATCTCGCCGTGGCGATAGTGGTCACTCATGGTTGCCATCCTCGAGCGCGGCCGCCATCACCGATGCTGAGCGCAGCATGGTGCTCAGCTTGATGGGCCGCATCTCCTTCCAGCACGCGTACCTGATCGCCTGCCTGAAGCCCATGCTGATGTTGCCATCGCCCAGCTTCCGCGCGGCCTCGATCTCCTCGCGGCTCATCCTGATGTTGACCGTGAAGTTGCGGCCCTTGCCGTTGGGCTTGCGGTCGATCACAGCCACTTCTCCCTGAGCAAGAACCGCCGGCAGACGGCGATGCACTGCTGCGCGTGCTTCTCAGCCAGGTGGCTCTCGGTGTGGTCGATCGCGATCACGCACGCGGCGTGAAGGTCGGCGTAGTCGGTGTTTCTGAAATTGGTGGCGATGTCTTGGCAGAACTCCTGCCACAGTCCGGTGTAAGTGCCGCAGGTGCGGCCGCTGGCTTCATAGAGAGACTCCAGCATGTCGGCACGTTGCTGGTCGAGTCGGACGCGGGTCAGCATGGTTCCAATGCTTGGCGGATTCTGAGCAGTTCAGCGCACACGGCACTGACATGCGGCACGCTACCGGCGCCGCGCAGCTCGTCGATCCTGGCGGTGATCAACAACTGCAACCGGCGGCGCTCCTCAAGCTGGCCAGCGTTGAACATGCCCGAGTCGCTGATCAGCGCTTCGAGTTTGGCGCGGATGTGGTCAGTCATTGACCAGCCTCCAGCTCGGCGGCGATGGCATGTAATGCGTCACGCGACCAGTTGATGCCAAGGCTATGCGCTGTATCGGGTTCTATTCGCCCTTCCCACTGGGCGGCTAATACCTGATCCGCAGCAGCTCGCAGGGCGGCGGCGAGACATTGGCGATCCTGAGCCAGAGGCTCGTCTTGCCAGTTAGCAGTAAACGCATCCAGCACTGCCTGCGCGGCGGGGGAAAGGTCAGTCATCGAGCTGCTCCAGGGCGCGACGGATGGCCGGAGCATCGAAGCCCATGCCCATTGAGTTGGCATCGCCTCTGAGCTGCTCCAGTTCCTGCAGCGCCTGCTCCTTCAAACTCGGCGGCTTGGGGCGGCGGGCGGCGCGGAGTTGTCGTGATTCACCAGACCAGCCTTCTTTATCCAGCCACTCACAGCACGCCTCCAGCTCATGGTCGGCGCCCCATTGGGCGGCCTTGGCAGCAAGAGGCTCAGCAAATAAACCTTTCTCTGCGTCTGCGTTGAGCCATTGCTGCACCAGCTCTGTCGGTGGGGTGATGGGGTGGGTCATCGCAGGCTCGGGTTCCGCTCAGCGGCGGTCAGTGATGGGTGGTCATCGTCGGCCCATTCGGGCTCCAGCTCGACGTTCAGCAGCTGCTGGTCTGGATACAGCTCCATCGCGCTGAGAACAGCGGTGGCAGCGTTCGGCGCCAACAGCTCAACCTGATCGGTGTCAAGAATCACGCGGTAGGTATTCATTGGTGCAGCGCTGGGTCGGTCACAGTTTGCGGGTTGAGCCATTCAAGTTCAGACCACCACGGCAGCCAGCCTGTTTCGGCAGCGATCTGCTGCGCTTCGGTCAGGCTGTGCGCCGTGATGGCTTCGATCACGTTGGCGCTGCGGATCTGAAAATAGAAGCGGCGCATGGTGGTCATGGCTTCAGGTTCTGATGGCAGGCGGGGTGGTTGTCGTGCGCTTTGGCTGCGTCGGTGCGGCCGGTGTCGAGACCGGCCACGTAGACCATCAGCAGCAGGACAGCGGCGGCGATGCGGTTAATCATGATGCGAGCGCCTTGCGGACGCGGTAGCGGGTGATGTGGAGCGAGTCAGCGATCTGGCGCTGACTGCGGCCGGCATGGGCCAGCACGCGAACACGGCGATCGGTGGAAGCGGTCAGCCAGTCGATCAGAGCGACCAGCACCAGCAGCGGCAGGAACAGCTTCCAGATCACCAGGGCTGTGGCGGTGAGCATGGGTCGGTGTCGGGTGGACTTCGCCACAATACGCCACCGGTAGCAGCGAATCAAGCGGCCTTGTCACATTTGTTCATGCCGCCGGTCACCCGCAGGATCTGCCGCATGTCCGCCTCCTCGACGTGCTGCAGCGTCACCGTCACCGGCACACGCAGCACCGGTTTCGACTGCATCGACGCAGCCCAGCCCACCGTGTAGTCCGGCACCCGCGTCTCGACCGTGAACCACTTGAACCCGCACGCTTTGCACAACCGATAGCGCACCACCTGGCTCGGTAGTTTGTTGTTCGTGTGCTTCACCCGGAGATCGTTGCTACAGCACTTCGGACAATTCATTGGCACGATGGGGCAACTACGCCCCGGCTAGATGGATTTCGGTAAGTGGATGGTGGTGGACATCCCACCAGAGAAGCTGTTCAAGCTCGAGGCCAACTGCCGCGGCTTGGCCGAGCACGGCAACGTCGGCCAACTTGCGGCGCAGCTGCTGCGGCAGACCTTCCGCCAGCAGGAGATGCTCCAGGCGGCGGTCCATGAGATCGCGCGCCTAGAGCTGATGATCATGAATCAGAACACATCCGCCTGATCCATCTGCACCACAGTGCCGCCGGTCGCCTTGGCCAGGCTTGTGGCCGCGGCCTCGGCAGTGGCACCTGCTTCCTCGATCGCTTTCTGTGTCTTGTAATCCGGCTCGATCGCCATCGACACATACGCGTCACCGCCGCTGGCCGGCTCCTTGCGCCAGCCGCTAATCCGCATCGGGATGTTGCCCCGGTCGTTCGGCGTGGCGTTCATCAGGTAATTGGCCATCGCATACGCCTGATCGGCCGGCACGCTCACCACGCCGTCATACATCGGGTAATTTTTGCTGGCGTCGTACCGGTCGCGCAGCCGCTCGCGCAGCTTCTGCTCGGTGTTCCTGAACAGTGCGCCGTTTGCTTTGAAGGTCATGATTCGTTGTGGGTGATGGTGTTGGCCTTCTCGTATTGCTCAACCTCGGCCAATGGGTAGAGCACGAAACCGGGCGTCCTGAAATAGGCGGGGCCCTTGCCTGCCTTGCGCCAGCGCATCAACGTGTCAGGGTGCAACCCCCACCGCTGCGCCAGCTGCGGCGCGGTCAGATAATCAGAAGAGGTCATCGGCCACAATCTCCACGGATTCGGGCTCAGGTTCGGCCGCGATCCAGGCGTTCAGGTCGTCGAGCGTCGTATCGGTCGCGGTCACCTTGACCGGCTCGATGTCGACCACCTCCTCCTGGCTCTGCATCCCGAGCAACATGTCGCTGGCATATAGCCGGCCCCAGAACGCCGCGGCCCGGTAGCGAATCATCAGCTCTGGCATCGTCTGCCACTTGCTGCCGGACTTGGTGGCCCATCCTTCCTTCTTAGCCATGGCCATCGTGATCGTCGGCCCCTTCAGCTCCTGGCCGCTGGCAAGGTCGCTGGCGATCGCGTAGCAGGCAAGGCCGTCGCCTTCGCCGCTCAGCTCAAACCGCAACGGGCTGAACCGGCCGCAGCCGTTGACCATCGCGATGATGAAGCTGCTGCTCCACGACGGCCGGCCGTGGATCACATGCAGGTGCTGCATCGCCAGAAACGGGCTGATGCCCATCCGGTTGGCGATCTCAAGCGCAACCAAGCAGTTGGCGAAGCCCTGCTGGCCCTGGAACTGTGGCGGGATCAGGGTGCTGCTGGCAAGCGCTTTGGCGATCCGCTGGGCGTCCTCGAACGCCTGGATGCCGGAGAACACCGAGCCGGTGCTGGTAGTGGTGAGGGCGGTGGATTCCATCAGTAAGTCTCGATCTCAGGTGGGTTAGGCAGTGAACCATCAGCCCGCGGCCGCATCCATGCGGGCAGGCTGAGCGGCTCGATCTGATCGCTGTATCCGGGCCATGTGTTGCTGGCCTTGCATTCGACCAACCGGGCCAGATCACGCGCGGCAGTTTCGGCGCCGATCTGGATCATCTCCGCGTCGGCGGCATAGACGGCCACGGCATACGGCGGCTTCTTCTCCACACAGATGAAGATGAACTGATCGGGCCGGTGGCCGGTGGCCGACTCAACCCCGTCGAGATACCAGCTGGCCTGCACGTGGTAGCGATAATTCGCCACGCTGCGCTGAAATCCGCTCGGGCTGGCATCCTCGGTGGTCTTCAGGTCGATGATCAGGTTGCCGTCATTGGTCAGCCAGTCCGGCCGGCACTTGCATTCGGCGCCGGTGGTCGGATCAATCCACATATGCGTGGTCTCGGCCTTGCCCTGCCGATGAAGCAGCATCGCCGCGGCCGGGTGGCGCCAGACTGATTCGGCCATGCGGCTGATGATGGCGCGGTCGTCGGCGTCGATCAGCTCGCGATCACCGGCTTCAGCTTCGAACTCAAGCCAGCGGGCTTTGCCGTCCTTGGTCCGGCGATCGACCACCGGCGTGGTGATGTAACGATTCTCGAACTGGTCAGCTTCGAGCGTCAGCGTGTGGACAGCACTTCCAATCCGCATCGCAGCGGTTGGTTCAGGCGGCACCCGGTTCGGGTCGATGTAGCGAGCCCAGTAATGCAGCGGGCTGCGGGCGATCAGATCCAGATGAGACTTTGAGATGGCCGGGTGAGCGTGGTAGTCGGTGTTCTCCATGGCTTGCGGCGGATTGCTTGCCAATGCTACCACATGTGGGCTAAGGTCTGATCAAGCGAAACAAGCCGGCGCCACCCGGCTCGCTTCTGGCCACGGCCAGCCCTTACTTCTCTACCGGCCTGGTTGCCGGCATTATTTCATGCACACAGAGGTACGTCTTGTCACACCAGAAGACGCGCGTTTAATTCTAGAAACAAACACTCGCAACCGACCCCTTAATGCAGCTCACCTCTCCATGTTCGAGGCTCAGCTTAAACGGGGAGAAATGCAGATAACCCATCAAGGCATTGCCATCAGCGAGAACAACACTCTTTTAGATGGTCAGCATCGCTTGATGGCAATTGCCAATACCGGCATTTCAGCCAATCTCATGGTGACAACTGGATTGCCTGAAAGTGTTTTTGCAGTTTTAGACACGGGATCAAAGCGCACAGCTGGAGACATACTTGGCATTAACGGAGCAAAAAACTCAACTGCAATGGCTTCTGGTATTAGGCTTTATTTGTTTTATAGAGAAATTCCTCACATAGTTTGGACCGGGAAAGTTCCTAACCAGATTGGAACCACGACAAACATTAACAAAGAATACAGAAAAGATATTGATGGGTGGGAATGGGCAGCGGCAGCAGCAAGCCAGTCAGTATTCCAAAGGATTTGCACCCCTGGCCCCATGTCGTGCTTATTATATTCAGCATCATTTGATTGTGAGTTTTCAAGAGATTATTTAGAAACATTTGCTAAGCAAGTAAAAACGGGCGACAACCTAAGTCCGGGCAGCCCGATTCTTGCTTATCGAAACAAGATGATAGCTGCGCCAAGCTCAACGCCTCAATCAAGGTTGGCTGATTACATCAAACTTTTAAACGCCTACGCGACAGGCCAGCAGCTCAAGATTTTCAAGTCTCAACTATATCCACCAATGCCCTCACTTGTTCATGCGTCTGAGTCCATTCACGAAAACGCAATGCTTTGACATGACCTACTCCGACTTCTTAGCCTCAAAGTCCACCGCCTGCCCTGCGGTCGGCTTTGATCCGCAGCAGTTCACGGCGCCGCTGTTCCCGTTTCAGCGCGACATCGTGACCATGGCCTGCCGCGTTGGCAGGTTTTGCATCTGGGCTGACTGCGGCATGGGCAAAACCGCCATGCAGCTGGAATGGGCATCCCAGGTTTGCCGTCACACCAAAGGCAACGTCCTTGTCCTGGCCCCGCTGGCCGTCGCACACCAGACCGTGCGCGAGGGGGCCAAGTTCGGCATCCCATGCTCGTTCGCCGTAACCCAGGCCGACGTGCAACCCGGCATCACGATCACCAACTACGAAAAGCTCGGCCACTTTGACCCGGCCACATTTGATGGCGTTGTGCTCGATGAGAGCAGCATCCTCAAGGCGTACACCGGCAAGATCCGCAATCAGATCATCGAGTCATTCGCGCAGACGCCATTCCGGCTGGCCTGTTCAGCAACACCAGCGCCCAACGATCACATGGAGCTGGGCAACCATGCCGAGTTCATCGGTGTGATGACCCGCACCGAGATGCTGGCGATGTTCTTTGTCCACGACGGCGGCGACACCAGCAAATGGCGGCTCAAGGGTCACGCTCAGTCGAAGTTCTGGGAGTGGGTCTGCAGCTGGGCTGTCACCATCCGCAAGCCATCAGATCTGGGCTACGACGACGGCAGCTTCATCCTGCCCGAACTGCAGATCAATGACTGCACCGTCGAGACACCACGCGAGGCCATGGCGGACGAGGCCGGCCAGATGGCGCTGTTTGCCATGGAAGCCCGCACCCTGAGCGATCAGCGACATGTGCGCAAGGCATCGCTGCAGATGCGCGTTGATGCAGCCGCAACCCTGGCCAATAACAGCACCGAGCAATGGCTGATCTGGTGTGATCTCAACGACGAATCCAAGGCGCTCACTGCAGCTGTTGATGGCGCGGTGGAGGTGTCAGGCAGCGACAGCGACGATCACAAGCAACAGTCCGCCATCGACTTTCAAGATGGCAAGATCCGCGTGCTGGTCAGCAAGCCCAGCATCTTCGGATTCGGTCTCAACTTCCAGGGCTGCCACAACGTCGCCTTTGTTGGCCTGTCCCACAGCTACGAGGCGTTCTATCAAGCCATTCGCCGGTGCTGGCGATTCGGGCAGCAGCACCCGGTCAACGCGCACATCATCTACGACGTGGCCGAAGGACGCGTGATCGACAACATCCGCCGCAAGGAAGCGGACAGCATCGCAATGGCTGAATCAATGGTCACCATCATGAAGCAAACCACCATGGAACAACTCAAAAAGATCCAGCGTCAGGTTGCGCCGCACATCACTGAGCACAAGACCGGCGACAACTGGGACATGTACATGGGCGATTGCGTTGAGAGCATCAAGCAGCTCGACTCAGACAGCATCCACTACAGCATCTTCAGTCCGCCATTCGCGTCGCTCTACACCTATTCCAACAGCGACCGCGACATGGGGAACAGCCGCAACGATCAGGAGTTTTTCGATCACTTCGTCTACTTGGCCAAGGAGCTGCATCGCGTGCTGATGCCTGGCCGGTTGATCAGCTTCCACTGCATGAATCTGCCCAGCAGCAAAGAGCGCGACGGCTTCATCGGCGTGAAGGACTTTCGCGGCGACATGCTGCGCATCTTTCAGTCCGCGGGCTTTGTGTTCCATTCAGAGGTCTGCATTTGGAAGGATCCCGTTACCGCCATGCAGCGCACCAAGGCGATCGGCCTGCTGCACAAGCAGATCCGCAAGGACTCAGCCCTGAGCCGTCAAGGCATCCCCGACTACCTGGTCACGGTGCGCAAGCTGGGCGACAACCCCGAGCCATGCGCTGGCCCGTTCACTGAGTTTGCCGGCGAGAACCCGCCAGCTAAGACTGGTGACGCCATCAAAGACAGCATCAACATCTGGCAGCGCTACGCCAGCCCGGTGTGGATGGACATCAACCCATCCGACACCCTGCAATACCGCAGCGCCCGCGCCAATGACGATGAGCGCCACATCTGCCCGCTGCAGCTTGAGGTGATCCGCCGCGGCCTGCAGTTGTGGAGTAACCCAGGTGATCTGGTGCTGAGCCCATTCGCTGGCATCGGCAGCGAGGGCTACGTGAGCCTGCAGATGGGCCGCCGGTTCGTTGGCTTTGAGCTTAAGCCCAGCTACTTCAACTGCGCAGCCAAGAACCTGAATGATTGCGAGGCCACCACGCAGGCAGCGCTGCTGTGACCAATCTCCGCCCCTACCAACACCGCGCGATCGACGATCTGCGCAATGCCTATCGCTCAGGCGCACGCGCGCCGCTGCTGGTGGCACCCACCGGTGCAGGCAAGACAGTCATCCTGGCCGCCATCACCGCCAGTGCCACCGAACGCGGCCGCAAGGTGCTCATCCTTGTCCATCGGCGTGAACTGATCCATCAGGCCAGCAGCAAACTCACCGCCGCCGGCGTCGAGCACGGCATCATCGCGGCTGGCATCCAGCCATCGCAGCAGCCGGTACAAGTTGCATCGGTGCAGACGCTCGTTCGCAGGCTCGACACAATCGACTGGCAGCCGTGCCTGATCATCATCGACGAGGCACACCACGCAGCAGCCGGTTCCTGGTCGCAGATCCTGAGCCACTGGCCCGGTGCGCTGCGCCTAGGTGTCACCGCCACACCTTGCCGCCTTGATGGCCGCGGCCTGCGCGACACCTTTGACGCGCTCGTCGAAGGACCGTCAGTTCAGATGCTCACATCGGCTGGCTACCTGTCACCCGCGCGGATCTTTGCGCCGCCAATGGTGGCCGATCTCACCGGCCTGCGCATGAGGGCCGGCGACTACGCCAACAATCAGGCCGCGGCTGCCATGACCCGGCCAACCGTCACCGGCGATGCGATCCATCACTACCAACGCCTCGCGGGGGCACAGCAGGCGATCGCATTCTGCTGCAACGTGGCCCACGCCGTCTCAGTTCGAGACGCATTTAAGACGGCAGGTATCAGCACCGCCACCCTTTTGGGCAATACAACCGATCGCGATGCCGTGGTCGCCGCGTTCGCCGCTGGCACCATCCGCGTGCTGGTGACCGTTGACGTGGTCTCCGAAGGGTTCGACATCCCCGCGGCCGGTTGCGCCATCCTGCTCAGACCCACCGCCAGCCTTGGCCTGTACCTGCAGCAGATCGGTCGTGTGCTGCGGCCAGCACCAGGCAAAGACGCTGCCATCATCCTTGATCACGTCGGCAACGTCACCCGTCACGGCTTCCCCGATGACATCCGCCAGTGGACGCTCGAGCACGGCGCACGGCGCGCAGGTGGCAGCCAGCCAGCGCCATCGGTGCGCACCTGCCCGCAGTGCTTTGCATCGTTCAGGCCGGTGCCGATCTGCCCATGCTGTGGCCACGAGCAGCCCGAACCCAAGCAGCGACCGATGCAGCAGATCGACGGCGAGTTGAAGGAACTTAAGCGCATCGACGTGCAATTGCGCCGCCGCGAGCAAGGCAAGGCCAAAACCCTCCAGCAACTCATCGCCATCGGTCATGCCCGCAACATGCGGAACCCCGTAGCGTGGGCCCATCATGTGCTGCGCGCGCGTGGCCAACGCCGAAACCACTCTTCAACAGCAGATCCGCCTAGCGCTCGGCTCCCGCTCTGACCTGCGCATCTTTCGCAATCAGGTCGGGTCGCTGCCCGACCCGCGCACCGGTCGGCTTGTCACCTTCGGCCTTGCCCGTGGCTCAGCAGACCTCATCGGCTGGCGTACCGTCACCATCGGCCCAGAACACATCGGCCTGCGGCTGGCCGTGTTCACATCCATCGAGGTCAAGACACCCACCGGGCGGGTCAGGCCCGAGCAGCAGGCTTGGCTCTCTACCGTGAACGATGCCGGTGGCCTCGCCGGCGTCGCGCGATCCGTGTCAGACGCGCACGCCATCATTCAATCCGTCAGCCAATAAACAGGCCGGCGGTGCTCGACACACCCCGGCCCTGGCCCACAGCCCTTACCTGCAAGCATGGCAAGACTA